TTCCTGTAAAGAACGCATTTTTATATATATTTGCCATTATGTTAAATCATACCATTTTAATGTACCAACGACATCATCATTTGCTGATGCACCTTTAGCACAAAGTGTTAATGTATCAGAAGCTCCTGCAATTGTCTGTCCTATTTGATAAGAAAAAGCAAAAGATCCAGACTGAGCTGCAGTTACTAATGAGGTACCTTTACCAGAAAGATAAGCTTTAGCTACTTCAGTTCCTCCAGTAATTGTTGTAGTTCCTGTTAAATCATATTCTACATTGTCAGAATAACTTGTGTAAGAAAAAGATGTAGATGGTGTTGCATTAACTCTAAGAGATATTTCAAAATCAGAGTTAGATACAGCTGCTGTATCAAAACCAGATGGTACAATTACTGCATAAGGTCTGCCTGATTTAATTCTTATTGTGGCTAAATTATAAAAAGTACCAGCAACAGTTAAATTAACACCTCCTAAAGATGCTGTACCTACCATTTGTCGAACACCTTCTGGAGCATAGCCTCCTTCAATCATAGTAGTAGAACAAACTTGTTCTAATGTTGCAGCACCACTAATTGTATCTGTAGTTTCTATTTCATATCTGATAGGTAAATTTGCAGTTTGCATATAAACCGTAGTTAAACTGTTTGCATTATAAAACGTATGTGCAGTTATAAATTTACCATCAATTACAAACCCAACTCTTACAGCTCCCATACCTAACCATTCAAAATCCATAAATAGTATTGATGCTTTATCTACAGATAAATTATATCCAGATGCACCTGTGCCATTCAACTTATCTCCATTCCAAGATGATTGAGATATTTCTGTGTCTGCAGGTGAACCGGTTACATAAGTACGTCTAACTATTTTTAATGTAGTACCATCTGCCATAAAAAAGATTCCATTATTAGCATCAAACATTCCAACTTTTTGTTTTAAATTAGCTTCTGGAGTTTGCATAACAAATGTATTTAAATTTAATAATGACTTTCCTGGTTGATAAGACATTACTCTTTTTGATTGTCTAATAACTTTATCGCCACTAGCTGTGGTTACATTTAAATTAACAGTTGATTTATTTGCGGTATAAGTAACGGTTCCTGATCCTGTTAAGTCTTCATCAAAGAGATCATTCTTTGACATAACATTTTTAGAATCAAATATGGTTAAAGGATTAGATACTCTTAAACGTCCGAATGCATCATAAGCAGTAGAGCCATCACCACCACCTATTACAGTTGGTTCAACATTTACATTGTTGCAAGACATGTTAGCAACCAAACCTCGAATTGAACCAAGTAAATCTTTCTAGTTCTTTTCGTAAATCTTCTTGGTATGAAAAATTTAGTTCAGTTTTAATAGTATCGACTGCACGAAGAATTTGTCTTTGGTTTTCAACATCGTATTCTTCTTTTGGTTCTGGTATGTATGAAGTTATTCTAGCCATTAATAACCTGTTCTTCCCATTCCACTTTTATTAGAAAAAGAATCTGCTGCTCCTTTAGCTCCTATGTCTCCACCAGTATTATCTCTACCACCTGGGCCAGTATAATTTCTTTCCGATTTAGGTCTATCCATGAAATCACTCTTATAACCTGATTTCTTTTGAGCTTCTAATATTTTTCTAGCGTTATTAAACTCAGCTAAAGTTCTACTTGCACCAAATAAATCTTTTAAACTACGAGTTTCATTAAATCTGTTTCTTGCTCGATCAAATCTATTTAAACCTGTATTTGGATTATAGAAGTCACCACCAAAAGAACTAACCGGTACATTAACACCATCAATACTATATATTCCATTTTTAATTGTTCCACCCTTTGTAAATTGTTCGTAAGGTTGACCCCCACCAGCTATGTTTTCTAAAAAAGAAAGTCCAGGCATTGCAAATCGAATTGCTTTTTGAAGTAAACTTTTAATACCACTTGGTTCTTCTTCTGTAAATGTTTGACCTAAAACTCTATTTTGATCTGCTATAGTTCTAGGAGTCGAATATCTCATGCTTCCAATTCCTGAATATGGTAAATCTACATCTGTAATATCACCTTGTACATCAATAAAATCACTAGCTATTTTTTGTTGATTTTTTTGAATTAATTCATCAACTAAATCTCTATTAACCATTTCTTGATTAGACATAAAAGGTGTATACATATTTGTAGCTGCTGATGTATTAGTTATACCAGTACCTAAATCAAAAGTTGGAGTTATGTTTTGATAACTTAAATTAGGAACCTGTGGCATCTCAGCTCCGTAAGCTGAAAAAAGATTTTCAAGACCACTACCAAGTTTATCAAAAAAACCTAATTTTGGTTCTTCACTAGCAATACCCGAATATTTATTAAATAAATCTTCATTATATTTTTGTAGAATAGTCTGTGATTGTTTATTGTAAGGTAAATTAGGATCATAATTTTGTTTAAATAGATCATAATTTACTTTACTTACAGGTGTATATTCAGCCATTATCTTCTACCGTCTGGTTTTATATCTACTCTTAATGTTCCATAACGCCAAGTTTCACCTATAGCGTCGTTTTCAATTTTGATCGCAAGAAGTCTTCCTCTTGCACGTGTATCTACTTTATCAGTAGAACTTGTGATTGTAAAGGGTCCTAATGGTGAGCTTGATGCTGTATCACTTGGATAGTTATTCAATAATAATGTAATCTTTGAATTACCGGTCAATACCTTAAAGTCTGGTATAAATCTACTCATAGACATAATAAACTCACCATCTCCTTTAAAGTCAGCAATACCTGTAGTTTGACCTGTAATACCCATTCTAGCAGATATATCAAAGTCTCCAGATTGAATATATGCATCAATAGAAGTTGTACCTGATGAATTGATTTGATCGGTTCCGGTTTCATGAGCATAGTAAGTTGATGCTCCATACTTTGCAGTAATACCTTGTATTGGAAAATTAGGTACCGCTGTTTTATTGTATTCAGTTGCATATGGTAAATCAAATACACCTGTATCTGTATAGCTAGTTCTAGCAAGTGATGAAGTTGTCCAACAGTTTTCTCCATAGTTAAATGTAACACATCTATCAATTTGTTCTGATCCTGATTTTGCATAAAACCAATTTACTTCATTATATAAAGTATTATGTTCTGAATAAACAATTTGACCTGCATCATAATTAATACCTAAATTGTCTCCTGTAGTTGTAAATACAAAGTCTTCAACTAAACATGGTATTGCTTTTACTGTACCATCATACATAAAAAATCCGCCTTCACCTGACATCCAAAAGACAACACCATTAGAATAACTCAATGCATTTTGACCAATCAATCCACAGTTTGTACCAACTTGTTTAACACTAAATGTAAATGGCGGACCAACGAATTGAATTACATAAGCAGATGAATCGGTTAATACTAATGTGTAATCTTTACCAGATACCGCTCCTACAATTTCATTTCCTTTATCAACTCTAAATGTTCCAGCAGTATTCGTTGCAGTTGGAGCATAGGTATTAAAGTCTTCTTGATTTGAAAATCTTATAAACATTGGATCTTGTGTTGATGAATCACCAATAGTTGTTTCCGTTCCAAAATGAAATACGTGTCTATCTCTATCCGATACTTGCGTCAGTCTTGATGCAGTAGGTGCACCAGTCATAACCGTTGCTCTAATTCCTCTTGCACCTGATGCTCCTGCATCCCAAGTAAATGTTCTACCATTTTTAATAGTTGCAACTAATATTTGACCGAAGTTATCTAAACTCCAGATGCCTGGATCCAGAATCACGTCACTAGTTGTACGTTCCGTACCCCAAGTTGATGCACTCCAAGTATCTGTGCCCCAACCATAGCCCGCAGTTTGAAATGTTGGACCAACAATTACATAAGGTAATATTTCTGCTGAACCAGTTCCAGAAGTAGTGCCTGCTGAATTAGAAGGCATGGTAATTTCAAATGTATTTGCAGTTGCATTTAAGACTTCAAAAATATTGTTTGTAAAATCTCCTGATGCATATCCCGATCCAGTTGGAACAGTAACACTAGAAAAAGTTATATATCGTCCATCTTGTAATCCATGGGAAGTTTTATTTACGGTGACTGTTGGTGAACCGGTTGTTGCATCAAAGTCAGCTCCAGTGATTGCTGTATCTAAAGGGGTGATGTCATAAAAGTTTTCACCATAATATAAAAACAAACCTTGTGAAGTACCGATTGCAGTATACTTTTCACCTGCTAAAGAAGTCCATGCATGCTGTGCTCTTGCTACACCTGGTAAAGTTTCATAACCTGTGGTTAATTGATTCCAACCACCTATTTTTTCAGGTAGTCCATATCTAAATCTAACAAAATCGCCATCGACCCATTGAGACTCGCCTCCTGAATCAGTAATCATTTTGTTAAAACCTGGCTTAAAGTTTAGTTTTTGCAGCATAGTTAGTGCATTATATATGCTTTTTATTTTTTTGATAGTATTAAATTCCAGGATAAACTATCTAATAACTCTTGTATATTAAAATCTCGTTTATTTTTTGATTTAATATATTCATGTAATTCTTCTGTATCAAATAAAATCCACTCATTTTCAGCTTCAAATACTATTTTATCTGCCTTAGAAATAAAATACCCTACTTTTTCTAATTTATTTTTTACAGGTTTTAAAGGTCTAATATCAAATTTAAAAATTTGATTACCATTTTTAAGTCTTCCTTCAACATCCCAGATTTCATTTTTTCTTTGTTCTTCTGTAGCAAAACTTTTATCAGTTAAATAATTTAAAAATGATTTCATTAATCACTTCTTTTCATAAACCAATTTGGAAGACCTAGATGAGGACGTCCATCAAACATGTTTTCTTTTGCTCCAGGTGTTGCGCTATTATTATAATGTAAAAAAACTTGTACACATTCTTCACCTTCAAATGGTTTTCTCCAATGCTCTAATTGACAACCAGAATAAACTAACATGTCTCCTGGATTTAGATCAACTTTTACACCTTTTGTATTTCCAGGTACATAACCTTCTTCTGTCATTTCACCTTTTTTTGAATTTGGTTCTAGATATATTGACCATGGATCACCACCTAAATTCATTGTTGTAGATATTTCACAACTAAATCTATCCTTATGTCTTTTAAGTTCGTCTCCTTTTTTATAAATTCTTGCATAAGTATAGGCAGGATATAATTTTAATCCTGTCACCTTTTCCATTTTAGGTTGGCATTTTAACATTAATGTTTCCATAGCAATATCAGAATATTGACCATAAGTGTTTGGAATCTGATCATTTGCATGTTCATAAAAACCTAAAATTGTTTCATATGGTGATATATATCTAGTTTGCATACAGGTATTATAAACCTGTCTTTTCATTAAAAAATAATTAGCTATAAATGTTGCTAAATCTTTGTTTATTGCTTTTCTAATTATTGTGTATTTATTTTTTTTAAATAACATTTTTTGACATCTCCTTAGGTATAGCTTGTATATTCCAATGTATGAATCTAAATGGTTCATAACCATAATCCACAGCAAATTCATGTTCTAAATAACCTGGAAATATAATAAGTGTTCCCGGTTTAGGTTTAAAATGTATTAATTCAGTTCCATAAAATATACCATCATCAGTTTTCATTTTTAATTTTGTAGATCTAGCACCTGTTCTTGGTTCATGAAATATTGGGTAAGATGTTTTATCTGAACATTTTAAAAAATAAAAACCTGATACATGTTGATTCCAATGTATGTGAGCAGAGTGGTGACCACCACCTTTTTTTGAAAACTCTTGTACCCATAGTTCACTAAAAAATGTAGTATATAACTTCATATCAAAACCTTGCCAATCTAAAAACTCCCAAGATTTTTTACCAACAAAATTTCTAAAATCTAAAAAATCATTATCTAATGTTAAAGCTGTTGAATGATGTGCTATTCCAAAATCTCCATTTTTTTCTATATGTTCTATATTTTGATTTTTAGCAGTTTTTACATATTTA